GATTTAGGAACATTTTAAGGTTTAGGAGACAACAATGGCATTACAATTACGTAGAGGTCTATCAACAAATAGAACCTCAATAACTCCAGCAACAGGCGAGTTAATTTATACTACAGATACAAAGTTAGTATATGTAGGCGACGGTACTACTGCTGGCGGTAATGTTATAAGTGGTGGCGGTGGCGGGATTACTGATATTGTAAACGATACAACACCGCAGCTAGGTGGTGCACTTGATGTTAACGGATACAAGATCGTTAGTGCAGGAAACGCCAATATTGAAATAGATCCAGCCGGAACTGGCGACATTATACTGCACGGAAATTTAACTATTAACGAAGCAGGCAATATTACAAAAACTGGTCAATTGAATATTAGTCCAACAACACTTACTAGTTTTGGCAATAACTCTACCCTAGTTGACGGCAATGTATATATTACTCGCAATTCTTACACAACTGCTGCTAATACAGGATTTACATTTGCACAGCACCATAACACCGCAGACGCTATAAATTTTACATTCTATAGAACTAGAGGCACAGGCGCTGCACCAACAGCAATAGTAAACGGAGACGACATTGTTGATCTTGCGTTTGCCGGCTATGACGGCTTAACAGATCTAGCTGCTGGAAATATTGCCTGTCAAGCAGACGGTGTTGTCAGTACTGGAAAAATTCCTGGCAGATTTAGATTTGCACTGCACGACGGTATAACTACTGGATCGGGCGGATTAAGGGCTGTTGCAGAATTATCGGCTGCGGGAATATGGAAAGTTAACAGTATTGCGCCATTTAGTGGTACAACATTAAGTCTTACCGCTGGAAATCTAGTTCTTAATGCTCAAGCAGATTTAAGATTTGCCGATGCAGATTCAAGTAACTATGTAGCATTCCAGGCTCCTAGCACTGTTGCGTCTAATGTAACATGGACGTTACCAGCAACAGACGGAACTATCGGACAAGCATTAACGACCAACGGAACCGGAACACTAGCATGGGCTACTATCTCAGGTGGTGGTGCTACCGTAAGCGTAACTGCAACTTCTGTATTGTACAGTTCAAGTGGAACCAGCATTAACGGCAGTTCTAACTTTACTACAGACGGAAACGGAGCTGTTACTGCTGTTGCACTTAGAGCAAAAACATTCACACAATTAGATTCATCGGGCACTGGTGTAGGAACAACTACACACACTGCTGGAGTTACCCTAAATGACACCGGCATAAACACTTTAAGATTTAGATCTGCAAGTTTTGACGTGTATTCTAATGATGTTATTATCGGAGACGATAATGCATTCGACGGTAGAGTAACTATTCAAAGTGGTGGTGCTGCTACTAAAACATTATCACTAAAAAGCTATAACTCCTCAGCTACTAGCGGGACATTAAGTTTATTCAAATCTAGAGGTACTAAAGCATCACCTACTGCAGTAAGCATCAATGACGAAATTTACAATGTTGCATTCGAAGGTTGGAGTGGAACTAGTACGCTTCTTGGAGCAAGAATTAGTGCAGAAATATCTGCGACTCCGAGCTCAACAGTAATGCCTAGTGACCTAGTATTTGAAACTACAGATACCGGCGGTGTTACAAATGTAGTTGGTAGATTTACCAACGCTGGAATTTTTAAACCGCAAGAAATTGAACTACAAACTCCTAGAATAACTACTGCATCCACTGTCTTAGCAATTCGAACAACCCTAGCAGGTAACCCTGTTATTAATGTTCGTTGCACAAACAATGGCAATGTTGAAGTTAGTCAAGTACTAGTAGCCAGTACCACAATTAGCCCAATGGTTACTAATGCAGATTTAACATTAACTGGAAACGGAACTGGTAAAGTAGCTGTTACAGGAAACATGGCTGCAACAGGCACTGTAACTGCCAGTTCTTTTACAAGTACCGCAGTTGGCACTCCAACTATGACCAGTGCTACTGATATAAGACTTGCAGCAGCAGGTGTTGTACATGTAACGCAGACTCCATTTAGATTGGCATCGTTTGACACTGCCGGAATACTTACACTAACTCCAGTTAACGGTGATATGATTTATAATAGCTCAACGAGTAAAATACAAGCCTATGCCGGCGGAGCTTGGGTTGATCTACATTAATTAACATATGACAAAAGAATATATTGTAAGTCTTAAAGCAGATGTAGACTATAATGCATTCTGGAACGAGATTGAAAATGACGGTAATACTAATCTGTTTATTCCAGATAGACGGGTTGATATTGTTAACGAACGACCAGGAAGTTTAAGAAGCTGTCATTACGCATTAACTGATTTAGAAGCAGCATATTTAAAAAATGATCCTAGAGTTTACTCTGTCGAAATACCCCCGGATCAACGTACAGATATTAAAATAGGAAGACTAGCCACACAAAGTGGAGACTTTACTAAAACTACATCAGACTCTGGAAGTTACATTAATTGGGGTCTGCGTCGATGTATAGATGTTGCTAATCCCTACGGAGCATTAAGTACAGTATCTGGTAATTATGATTATGTCAACGACGGAACTGGCGTAGATGTTGTTATACAAGACAGTGGAATACAATCAGATCATCCAGAATTTACTGATGCCAATGGCGTTAGTCGAGTAAGAGAAATCAACTGGTACATACTTAGCGGCTTACCGGGAACACAAAGTCCTAGTCATTACAGAGATTATGACGGGCACGGTACACACTGTGCTGGCGTTGCTGCTGGTAAGACTTACGGATGGGCTAGAAATGCTAGAATTTATTCCGTTAAAGTTAACGGATTAGAAGGAAGTGGAGACGAAGGTACCGGTATTTCAATTAGCGATTGTTTTGATGTGATTAAGGTATGGCACTTGAACAAACCTATTAATCCAGCTACCGGAGCAAGAAGACCAACAATAGTTAATATGAGTTGGGGCTACAGTACATCCTATAACACAGTGTCAAGTGTAACATATCGGGGTGCTAACTATACAGATTCGTCAACTACTAGCAATAGTGGATATAGATATTCTCAATACGGTATAGTACCTAACAGTGGAGGTTTTTTTGCCACTTATAGTATGCCAGTTAGAGTTGGCTCTGTTGATGCTGATATAGAGGAACTAATTGCAGCCGGGGTACATGTATGTATAGCTGCCGGAAATGCTCAATATTATATGGATGTACCGGGCGGTATTGATTATAATAATAATACACAAACCGACGGTGGTACAAAATACTTTCATAGAGGAAGCAGTCCGTGTTCAGCTAATGCCAACATGGTTGGCTCTTTAGATTCTACAGTTGCAGTTTCCGCAATTGATCAAAAGTCAACATTTAGTAATGGTGGGCCTGGGGTTAATATTTGGGCGCCAGGTTCTAACATTATGAGTGCTACTAGCACAACTAATAAGTGGGGAGCAGGTAGTCAAAACTATTATTTGAATGCTAGTTATAGACAAACTAATATTTCTGGCACTAGCATGGCAAGCCCCCAAGTGTGTGGAATAGGAGCACTTTATCTTCAACGATATCCCGCAACTACTCCTGTCGAATTGCAAGGTTGGTTAGCTACTCAAGGGACTCAAGGTACTAGAATTTTTAGTACAGGATCGTCAGTTGACTATACTAATCAAAGATCTATTCTTGGTTCTGCACAGAATTTAGTATATTGGCCGTACGCTAGAACTGCCGAGCCTGTGACTTCTAATCAAACAGGATCGTTTACTATGAGCAACGGGCTCTTTATAAGTTACACATAAAGGATTAGTATGGCGCTTGCTATTTGGACACAACTTACAGGTTATACATTTCCAACTGTACAAGAAAGAGCAGTAGTTGATCTAGCACTGCCTGTATCGTTTACCAGCGGCGTTAATTTTAAAGTTATAACGGGGATATTGCCACCGGGACTTAGATTAGAAGGTAGCAGGATTGTTGGTAGTGCTTTTGAGGTTCCTAGACCAACAACATTTAAATTTGTTGTTAGAGCTAGTAATGGAACAGAGATTGCAGATCGAACATTTAATATTCCCGTACAAGGTGAAGATCAACCTATATGGTTAACTAATGATGGTAGTTTACCAATAGGAAATAATCAAGCATATTTTATACTTGACTCAAGTTTTGTAGATTTTCAATTAAGTGCTGTAGACTCAGATACTACTGCCGGACAACAATTAAAATATTTTATTGGTAAAGGCGGGGGAGAACTGCCGCCCGGATTAATTTTAACAGAATCAGGAAGGATAACAGGATTTATTCAACCTGCACTAGCTATAACTGAAAATGACGGAGAAGGTACATACGATACTGGTGCGTACGATGCAGTGGCATTTGACTTTGGTTATAGACCTTCAAACGGTTATGACAGTTATATTTACGATACTGTATTTTTTGATTTTAGTATACCTACTAGAGCTCCTAGAAAAATCAATCGTAATTATGAATTTATAGTCACGCTAACAGATGGCGATACTTCTATACAACGAAAATTTAGAATATTTGTTGTGGGGGACGATTTCTTTAGAGCAGACAACGTTGTTACTCAAGCTGGCGAAGGCGTGTATACTGCCGACATTACCTACTTAAGATCTCCTATTTGGATTACTCCTAATAACTTAGGAACTAGACGAGCAAATAATTATCAAACACTACTTTTAGAAACATACAGCGATTTCTCAGACTACGGTCCAATTGTCTACAGTTTAGAACCAAATAATCCAGATGTATATGCTGTTTCTTTTACATCTAGTTCTTTAGAGAATAGAATAGGAACTAATAAAATTAGAATTACTTCTGTTACGGGAACTCCCGCAATTGGTCATCGTATAAAACTTTCAGATTACGTAACCGGTGCAGGTGAAACTGTTTATATTATTAACAATGTTACAGAAGCTGGTGGCGAATTTTTACTAACATTGACTTCAAATTTACTTGCTACTATACCAAACGACACTAAAATGTTCTTTGGTCCAGTAAGCGTACTACCTAGAGGTATGTCTTTTGATGTAGCATCTAGTGAGGTATTTGGATTAGTTCCTTATCAACCAGCAGTAACTGAAACTTTTAGATTTACAGTTAAGGCAACTAGATATGGTGTTGGTTCTGAAATTGCATATAGTACACGAACATTTACTATTAACATTCTAGGAGAGGTTGACAGTGTCATATCTTGGAATACTCCAAGTGACTTAGGTACCATCGATGCTAATTTTATTAGTACTCTGAAAGTATCCGCTACGTCAACTATACCAAATGCTATCATGTTATATAAAATAACTGGTGGTGGTTTGCCTCCGGGATTAACATTAAACTTAGACGGAGAAATTACCGGTAAAGTAAATCAATTTAGTACAGAGTCTGCGTTAGGACTTACTACGTTTGATACAAATACATTTACCCTAGACGGATTAACTACAAGTATAGATCGAGAATATGCATTTAGTATACAAGCTAGGGATCAATATAATTATAGTGCTATTACTCAAGAATTTAATATTAGCATAAACACACCTAATGATAGATTGTATAGTAATTTGTTTGTAAAGCCTATGATGAAATTATCTCAAAGATCTATTTGGTCTGATTTTATTAAAGACTCTACTATTTTTACACCGTCGTTAATTTATCGTCCTAGCGATACTTTGTTCGGTGTACAAAAAGATCTAAGTATGTTAGTATATGCAGGGATTGAAACAACAAGTGCAGCAGCATATATAAGTGCAACTGGGTTAAATCATAAAAAGAAACAATTTAAGTTTGGATCAGTAAAATCTGCTGTGGCTAAACTACCCGGAACTAATGACATAGTGTATGAAGTTGTTTATGTGGAAATTGTAGATCCATTAGAAAAAGGAACAGCATACCTTGATAATTATATCGGTAAGCAATCAGATCCGTATACCATTAATGTAGATAATTCTAACAGAATTTATTCTAGAACACCTTCTATAATTGACGACATATTACCGTTCGATGTTCGCCCGGAAAGACGTGTAACATTAGATCAAACTGATTTATTAGCAAGTGATTCAAACCCTACACGAATATACCCTAGTAGTGTAGCAATTTGGCAAGAGCGAATAAAAAATTGGACCGATAATCAAGGAAACGGCTTAGAAACAGAAAGAAATTATATGCCGTTATGGATGCGTAGCATACAATCTGGTTCTAAAACAGAACTAGGTTATGTCAAAGCTGTACCATTATGCTATTGCAAATCAGGTGGGGCTGTGGACATTTTATTGAATATTAAAAATTCAAATTTTGATTTTAAATTATTAGACTATACTATAGACAGATATATAATAGATTCCGTTACTGGTTACGGCAGCGATAAATATATCGTGTTTAAAAATGACAGGATTACTATATCATGACAATATCATCAATTGTATACGGAAACGTAGACGCAACTTATCCAATAGCTGGACAAGATAATAATAGCCAAGGTTTTAGAGACAACTTTGCTGCAATTAAAACAGGGTTACAAGTAGCAGATGCTAATTTTACAGACCTATCAACTAACACAGCTAAATTAAATGCTGACAATAACTTTAACGGCGTTTTAGTTGATAACGCAGTTACAAATAGATTAACTGGCACTGTTAATAATGCAGGAAGCGGTAGCGGAACAATTTATGTAAGTTTTAACGACGGTGAGTATCAATTGTTTACGGTTACTGGTACAAGCACTATTAGTTTTAAAGACTGGCCAGTCAGTGATCGTTACGCTAAAATACGTGTACACTTGGCAAGCAATCTTATAGGTAGTCAAACAATTTCAGCATTTGCATCAGAAGGCGCAGTAACTCCTAAATTTGATAATAGTTTTCCAGGGCCGTTTACATTGAATATTTCCGGGGCTCCTAAAATAATTGAAGCATGGACGTTCAACGGTGGCGCCACAGTGTATGTAAAATATCTAGGCGAGTTTGCATAATGCATCCATTAGCCGACGACTTTAGCAATCTTAAAGATTTAGAGATTGAATCTAAGATACAAGAGCTATCTAGAAAATATTGGATGACCACTAATCCCAATATTCAAAATCAGATATCTTTATTTTTAGATCTATATAGATCCGAATTGGCAAACCGAAGAGCTAAACTTTGGCAAGAACAAACCGGAAAACGCAACGAAAACCTTGACAAATTAATAAATGTCAGTTAAAATAAGGTCATGCAACATGACCATCTAGGCAATCCAATCTACGAAGATCGTGATATAGTATCATTACTTTATCATGGAAACATACAATTCTTAGAAGATATTTTAATTAATCCAGGAAAAGAAGTAGATCAACTATTAGAACATTCTGAGCTAAATTTAAAAATAGCAAATAACTCTTTTAATAATGTTAGTAAAGAAGATTTTGATAAACTTCTACAAGAAGATTGGTTTATTCCAGAAGAATACATAAATTTTGATGTTGAAGCATACTTAGTAGATCTATGCCCTAAACAACACTATCAACGACTAGTAGACGAATTAGTAGAATTTAGATCAAGAAATATGATCAATTTACTACGCTGGTTAAAATATTTCGTAGACACTTGCGAGAAAAACAATATAGTGTGGGGTGTAGGTCGGGGTAGTTCTGTTTCAAGCTATGTGCTTTATTTGCTAAATGTACACAGAATTGACAGCATAAAATATAATTTAGACTATCAAGATTTCTTAAGATAAGTAAAATACAAGGAGACTATTATGTCAGCTAAAAATCCAATTAAAACAATTTACAAAAGTATGCAAGGTAAGGAAGTAGATCTTGAAAAACTTCGTCAAAAACACGAGCTTACTTTAGCAGTCGGCAATGTTCGTGTAAATGCACGTGGTGACGAACTAGGGCCCGGGGGTAAAATTATTAAGCGTCGTGAAGATGTGATGAAAGAGTACTACAAGGGCGACTCACAAAATAACGAAACCAATTAAGGAATAAAGATGAATGTAGTCAAAGGTAAACTAATACCTTTAAAAGATAAAGTCCTTGTGCATAATATGCATTTTGGCGAGCAACGATCTAGTGGCGGTTTAGTTATTTTAGGTGACGATGGAAAAGATCGAGGAATATATCCTCGATGGGGACAAGTCTTTGCTAAAGGTACAGAAAACAAAGAAGAATTTCAAGTAGGTGACTGGATTTTAGTTGAACACGGTCGCTGGACACGAGGTATATCCTATGACAACGGCGGTGTCGAACCTACAGTAATTAGAATGGTAGACAACAAATGTGTACTAATGTGGGCTGAAGAAAGACCCGACGACACTGTAATTGCCAAAACAATTAATGTTCCAATTGCAAACGAGGCTTATAGAATTTAATATGACTAATCCGTTTAGAGACCAAGAAAAGTTTATGCGAGCCAGCGATCAAACTGTTGGCGAATTAAATGCAGAGCAGTACAAACTGTATTTGTCGCTTATGGATGAAGAATGGAAAGAGCTTAAGGCTGCTCTGCTGATGGAAGATCGAGTAGAGCAATTAGACGCATTACTCGATTTTATTGTTGTTACTATTGGAGCAATACACAGTGGCGGCTTTGATGGCGAGGGCGGTTGGAAGGAAGTCATCGGTACTAACTTGGCCAAGATCGATAAAGAGACTGGCAAAGTTCGTAAGCGTGAGGACGGTAAGGTATTGAAACCCGTAGGGTGGGTGCCGCCGGAGTTAAGTCCGTTCGTGACAAAATAACTCAAAGGGTCTTGACAGACCCTTTCTTTTTCTCTATAATAATAGAAAAGGATATTGCAATGTGGAGAGTTAGATATTATATGGTCGGCGGAACAAGAGCAACAAAGTTGTTTCCCACGCTAACAGAAGCTACACATTTTGTAGTGTATAAAATCCGCACCTGCAATGTTTACGAATTTATAAAGGTTAAAGAATGAAAGAACTATGGGTAGAAAAATACCGTCCTGCAACTATCGACGGTTATGTGTTTAGGGATAATCATCAACGAGAACAAGTACAAAGTTGGATCAAGCAAGGTACTATTCCACATTTACTGTTTAGCGGTAATGCAGGCATTGGCAAGACAACGCTTGCCAAGATCCTGTTTAATGAACTTGAGATTCAAGACCTTGACATTTTAGAAATTAACGCTAGTCGAGAAAATAACGTTGACACAGTTAGAGATAAGATTATTAACTTTATACAAATGATCCCGTTTGGTGATTTTAAAGTTGTGCTACTTGATGAGGCAGATTATCTAAGTCCAAACGCACAGGCGGCTCTGCGTGGTGTTATGGAAGAGTACCATCATACTTCTCGCTTTATACTTACTTGTAACTATCCTAACAGGATTATTCCTGCTATCCACAGTAGATGCCAAGGCTTCCATGTTGAACGTGTCGACATTACTGAGTTTACTGCTCGTGTGGCTACTATTCTTGTAGAAGAAAACGTAGAGTTCGATCTTGACACGCTTGATACTTTTGTTAAGGCAACTTATCCAGACTTGCGCAAATGTATTAACACAGTACAGATGAATAGCTTAGAAGGCAAGCTACATACGCCAGAGAAGGGAGATACTGGTGAGCAAGATTATAAAATTGAAATGGTTGAGTTATTCAAGAAAGGTAAGATCTCAGAGGCACGTAAACTTGTTTGTAGCCAAGCTAGACCAGAAGAGATGGAGGAAATCTATCGCTGGTTGTATGACAACGTTGCTATCTTTGGTGAAGAAGCCTTACAAGAAAAAGCAATTCTTATTATTAAGCAAGGACTAGTTGATCATACACTAGTTAGTGATCCAGAGATTAATCTAGCCGCTACACTAATTAGATTAAGTCATCTATGAAAGAAAAGTTTTTAAAAGCATTTATGGACACTGCATATAGATTTGCAGAACTAAGTCCTGCTCGTAGATTACACGTTGGCGCTATTGTGGTTAAGGATGATAGGATTATTTCTATCGGCTACAATGGCATGCCGGTAGGTTGGGACAATGAGTGTGAGAGCAAAGAGTATATGCCCGGTGATGTATGGAACGGAGAGTTGTATCCTTACGAAGAATACGATGTCACTGTAGAATCAAATCGTAGATATAAACTAGTTACTAAAGACGAAGTATTACATGCAGAATCAAATGCTATTGCAAAACTAGCAAAGTCTAGTGACAGCGGACTCGGTGCTGATTTATTTGTTACCCATAGTCCCTGTATCCACTGTGCTAAACTCATTCATCAATCGGGCATTAGTCGTGTGTATTATGGCGAAAGCTATAGAGATGATACTGGAATTCAATTCCTTAAGAAATCAGGCGTAGAAGTTAATCATATAGGAGAATAACATGCCACAACGTATTTTAATTATGGGCCTACCAGGAGCAGGCAAAACAACACTAGCACAGTGGATCTTAGAACATTTACAAAATGAAAAGAAAACAGTAATGTGGCTCAATGCTGACGATGTACGTAAGAAATACAACGATTGGGATTTTAGTCACGAAGGACGCATTAGACAAAGTTTACGCATGCGAGAGTTAGCAGACAGTTACGACACTGATTTTGTTATATGTGATTTTGTTGCGCCATTGGTTGACATGCGTAATAACTTTAAAGCAGACTGGACTATTTGGGTAGATACTATCCGAGAAGGTCGATATGCTGATACTAACGCTATGTTTGTAGAACCTGAAATTTATGACTTTAGAATCACAGAACAAAAGGCAGAGAAGTGGGGAGAGTTTGTTGCCGCACATATTTTAGATAATCGACGTCGTCCTGTGTTTGATTGGAAGAAAGAAACAGTACAGATGTTAGGCCGTTGGCAACCTTGGCATGGTGGCCATCGTGCATTGTTTGAACGCTTGTTAGATAAAACCGGGCAAGTTATTATTCAAGTTCGTGATGTACAAGGGTGGCAAGGCAGTAACCCATTTGAAGTGGCCAAAGTTAAGGGTTTTATTCGTCGTGATTTAGATCCGTTATATCAAGGACAATACGAAATACAAGTTGTGCCTAACATTGTACACATAGGTTGGGGACGAGGTGTAGGGTACACACACGGAGAGGAAACTTTTGAAGATAGCATTACTGATATTAGTGCTACAAAGATTCGTAAAGAATTAGGTATATAAAAAAAGGGGACTAGGTCCCCTTTTCTTTAATCGTCACCGTAAAGGTCTAATACCTCCTTAACGGCATTGTGTCGTTCGATATCACAGCTATCAAAACGCACAACATCAATGTGAGATAACTTACGTCCTTCAACTTTACCGATGAAGTCTATAAGTCCATTGTCTTTTAATCTGTCTGCTTGGTTCAAGTCACCAGTTACTACCATTTTAGAGTTTTCTCCTAGGCGGGTTAGTAGCATTTTCATCTGGTTCTGAGTTGCATTCTGCATTTCGTCCGCAATAATGTAAGCATTTTTAAATGTGCGGCCACGCATGTATGCAAGCGGGCTTATTTCTATAATGCCATCGTATAGCATTTTTTCTATTTCTTTCTGCTGATAGTATTCTCCCAATACATCAAAAATAGGTCTTGTCCATGGCGCCATCTTTTCATTAAGCGTCCCTGGTAAGAATCCTAAATCCTCATCTACGGAAACGGCGGGTCTTGTGACTATAATTTTATCAACAATACCTTCCTGATATAACTTTATTCCGGTTTGCACAGCCAATAGAGTTTTACCCGTTCCCGCAGGCCCGATAGCAAATACTATATTTTTTGTGTCGTCTTGAAGTTTATTTAGATACGCTTCTTGGTGTTTATTTCGAGCATAGAGGCTCACACCACGTTTCTTATTAGGATTGTACGTTTGAAAATCAATTACATTCACATCTGAAGTAAAACGTTTTTTCACTCTTGTGTTTTTACTCATTAAGGTTATCTCCCACTTTTAGTAAAGTAGGACATGTAGCGACCGCCTCGATAACTACAGAGGTCCTACACAATTACTTAGTCATTTTGGACTAGAATAAACTGATAGCATATGATTTAAAACCAGATAAATAAGTATGTTAAATTCCTAGGACTTAAAATGCATGATATTTTAGACGTTATCAATAACGTAGAATCAATTTATAGTACAAATTCCAATCTAGCTGTTCTCAAAGACTTTGAGCGTGTACTAGACGAGATGGATATGTACGTATATAAAAATTGGATTGACGGTGAGTTAGCCCGTGGCCCAATTGTAGAACGTCATTGGATTACTGCTAGTTTTATGTGGCCGCGTGAGAAAATGCCCGATCCTATGGCAGCTAAAAGGCTTACTGCACTTGGCTGCAAAGTTAAGTATGGAAAAACATTTTTAGTCGAGCCTAGAAAAATTAAAGATCCTGACGATATACGTCCGGGCACACGTAAAGGAAAACTTGACCATACACCTATCTGGATGGTAGAAATTATGATGCCTAAAAAATTAGCAGCAGACATTTACGAAGGATACATGTCACGGATTCGAGAAGAAATAGGCATCGGAAGGAACACCAAAATTGAAGGCAGCACACCCGAAGCTGCAGATGTACAGGCTGCCGCACAAGCGCCACAACCTACGCCTGCAGGGGGACAAGCAAATGCAACAACTTAATGAATCTTTAAAAATTGGCGATTTGAAGTTAATGGTTAACAATATTTTTGAAGTCGATAGTTATGCTTCAAAAATGGGAGAAGATCAGGATATTGTAGTTCTAAGTTTTACTGTTAACGAACAAGCACCGGCGCAAGATCTTGTTAAATTTATTGAAAACGGCTACGACTTTGTACTTGATGCAGATGTAACTCCCGGAGAATTAGAAGGTGGTAATTATAAAGTATTTGTCGAGATAGAGCGCAATAAACGAATTGCAGAACAAATACAAGAAATTTTATACGGATTAAAAGACTTAACTGAAATAGAAAATTTTAAATTTAGATATTATAAATCTTTTCATTCCGTGGATGCAGACTTACAGAGTTTAGAAGAAGTAATTCCAAAAAATAAAAATGATTATCAAATAACTATCCAAGAAAATGTTATGAATAATTTTAGCAATTTCTTTGGCCGTAGTTACTTAGAACAAGTAAGTGTTGACCAAGAAGATATTGTGTTCCAAAAGAAATATGCACAACCACTGCGTATGCGTATTGCAGATTTTGGTCCTAAACATCAAGTCTACAATAATATACAAGGTCCAATTATGTTAGAAGGTAGTTCTATGAGTGAGATTATGTACTTTACCAAGTATATAGGGAACTATAATATTACTAAAGTTGGAGACAAGTTTGTATTTGAAAACGGCAAATATGCTGTAGCGTTGGAGAAAGTCTAATGTGGATAGTTAGTCTAATACCAGAAAATATATTTGTCATAATTTATTATGCACTAGCAGGTGCTGGTATTACACTATACATTGTTAGTAAGTTAGTAACATGGATTCCAATGATAA